TGGAAGACTCAAGCCCACATCTTCTAACGATGGATGGTGGGTACTATTTCTTCAGAGATTTCTCTGATGAGGATAAAGAACTACTAGAACAACTAGATACGCTATGGTGGGATAGACTTATCAATCTTGGGTGGAGTTTTAAAGAGGTGATTGAGGAGCTTGAAAGTAAATTTGGAGGAGCAGCATAAATGGAGACTAGAGACATCGCAATGGTGATTCTAGCCACTACTCTTATAGACAGTGAACTTCTATACCCTAATGGTAAGCCTATACCAAAGAGAAAACTAAACAAAACAGCATACTCACTAGAAGATGAGGAGTTGGTAAAGTTGTTTATATTCTTAGATAGACCACTAAAAGTAAAGGTGAGTAATAGGATATTGGAGATAATCAATAGCCTGCTCAATAGCCTGCCAGAGGGTGAAAATCGAGGTAACCTGCTACTGGTGGCACTAGATTTGCTTATAATGAGCCAACCAATATCATCACTGCTGTATATGAAAGCCACACGGCTACAAGCAGTAGTAATAAATAATGTCGCTGACAAAAGTCTGATTACAAAGTCCTTTAGGATTGCAGACAATCTACACAGAATGGTGACAGGTAGACCGATGTTAGATAATAGTCTTAGGAATATGCAGAAGTTAGCTAAGCTAGCTAAAAAGTTAAAGGAGAAATGATGGGAATAGAGAGAGAGCTTACACAAAAAGATATATGGCAACAACTAAACAGTATTGATGTGTCTGGCTATATTAAGAAAAAAGGGCAACTTGACTACCTGCCTTGGAGTGTAGCCATCGGGTTGGTGAAGCCATACTTTGATATGAGCGTGAGAGTGTATGAAAATGAGCTTGGATTTAACTATCACACCGATGGCTTGACTTGCTGGGTAAAGGTAGGAGTTATCATCTCTAGCTTTGAAGAGATAGAGTATCTACCTATTATGGACTTTAAAAATAAGGCTATCCCTAAAGGAGATGTAACAAGCGTAGAAGTGAATAAGGCAATCAAGAGAGCTACAGTAAAAGCTCTAGCATCACATGGCTTAGGGATTGTTCTGTACTCCAAAGAAGAACTACCAAGTGAACCAACAGAGCTAATACCTGAGCCTATAGACACCCTCAAAGAAATGGAAGAGATAAAAGATACTCTTGATATAAAAGATATAAAAGCTGTAGAGATAGCAAAAGCGAAGATGTTAAGTTTACACGCTACTGAGATAGATAGGAATAAAAAAGCCAAACTATTGGCATATGGATTAGAATTAAAAGGGATGATAGATGAGAATAATAAAAGCAACTAAAAGGACTGGAGCAAAGAGACTCCATAGGAAATACTTACTTGAGAATTCTGAGGGGTTTGTGTTCGATAAGCCACACACATTAAAGGATGAATATATTGAGTTTAGTTCAGATGATGAGACATACTTTTTAGAGAGTGTAGAGGAGTATGGAAAAGAGCAAAAAGAGAGTGCACTAAAAGAGTTAAGAGCCGTTCATATCCCTAATGTAATGGACGCAACTTTGGAACAAGGTACAAAAGAGTGGCTACAAGCTCGTATAGGGCTCATAACAGCGTCTAAGACACCCTTTACCATCAAGGGTACAAAGATACCTACCTACAAAGAGTATGTGAACTCAAAGGTAGCAGAGAAATTCTTGCTAGAGCTTGGTATAGAAAAAGAGAGCATTAGCTCAAAGACCCTTGATTTAGGACATGAGCTAGAGCCTCAAGCAATTGAACGATATGAAAAGCAAACAGGAAATAAGGTAGAGACTAAAGGGCTAGTAGTTGGTAAAGATATTATGCTTGGTGCTTCAACCGATGGTATCGCATTTGACCAAGATTTTAACACCTTTAATATAGAAATCAAGTCTGTATTCCTAAGCACCTACTTATCTGAGCTGATAGATGGTGCTTTAGTGAAGCGATACTATGCTCAAATGCAGGTTCAGATGTATATCCTAGATATGGATATGACCCACTTTTTGGTGCAGTCGCAGGATACCGACAAAGTAGGCTTGATTATCAGAGAAGTACCTAGAGATGAGGAGTTTATCTACAATATGATAGAAACCATCAAGGAATTTGAGGTAGATTTTAAAGAGAGATATACACAGCTTAAAGAAATGGAGCACAAAGATGAAGAAAAAGATTAAAAAAGAGATAATAGAGAACCTGGAAAGGCTAGAGTCAATAGAGGAGTTCCACACAGACTTCAATGAGGGGTATATAATAGGACAAATAAGCACATATAAGAAGTGGTTAGCCTCACTAAAAGATGAAAGAGAATGAAAATAACCATCCAAAAGATAGGAAATGTAGCCACCCCAACCCCTGATATGCTAAAGGAGTGGGATAAATTATCGGACGCTACCTATACAGTTGATATAAAAAACCTAGACATGAGGACAGTAGCTCAGAATAATGCTCTACACTTATGGTGTAACCAGATAGCAGAAACCCTAAACAACGCAGGGCTTCTAGCTACAGGAGTGTTCAAAAAAGATATTGAGTGGACGATGATAATGGTGAAAGAGATGATTGTTAGACCAACTATCACAACAGCATTCCAAAAGACATCTACCACAAAGTTGCACAAAAAAGAGATTGACTCAATGATAGACATAATCACCAGAGCATTTGGAACGAAAGGGGTAGAAATACCACCATTCCCAAGCAGAATGTTGTGGGATTAAGCTATATCTAAAATATATAGTGGTACAATACAATATTACAAAAAAAAGGATAGAAGATGAGAAAAATTAGACATTGTAAAATAAAGGTAACCCCAAAACAATCAGAGCGGATACAAGAGATTTGTTTTGCGAATGGGATTTGTTGGCATAGGAAGAATAAAAACATACGGCACACAGACAGACCTTATCTATATGTAGAGGATGATATATTTTATGGTTCGGACACGGGGTTTTTTTTAGAAGAATCACTAAAAGAAATGTCTGCAAAGAAGTTCATTAAAAAATACTCAAAAAAGACAGAACCAAGAAAACTATCAAGTTTTGAGAGGAAATATAAAAAGCTCTTCAGAAAAAGAAAAAAATACCTATTGAGCAGGAACGTAAGCAAAGAGATTGCAACTAGACAAGCGAATATCTATGCAGTAAAGGAGATGAGATGTACAACAAAGTAGTCTTGGTAGGAAATTTGACAAGAGATGTAGAAGTAAGATACTCTCAAAGTGGAGCCGCTATAGGCAAAGTAGGAATAGCTACTAGCCATAAGTGGAAATCTCAGACAGGTGAGCAAAAAGAGGAGGTGATGTTTATTGACCTCACTTTCTTTGGGCGTACTGCAGAGATAGCCAATCAATATCTACGCAAGGGTAGTAAAGTTTTAGTAGATGGACGCTTGGTACTAGAGCAGTGGACAGCTCAAGACGGCACAAAAAGAAGTAAACACTCAATAACAGTAGAGAGTATGAAGATGCTAGATAGCAAGAAAGATAGCCAAAACAATCCACAACAACAAAAACCCCATAGCTACACCGACAATGGTGCACCAGTGCACATAGAACAGGCACCAGAGAGCGTTCCTGAGATAGACATAGAGAATGATGAGATACCATTCTAAAGTGAGGAGTTTAGGAATGCCGTATATGGGCAGTAAGAGAAAACTCGCACCGAAAATAATGGCTAAGATAAGGGAACTATATCCAAAAGCTACCTATTTTTATGATTTATTTGGTGGTGGTGGGGCTATGAGTTTTCACGCTCTTCAGCTTGGCTACACGACCCACTACAACGAGTTAAATACAGGGGTGGTGAGGCTACTAGAAGATATCCAAAAGAATGGCGTATCAGAAAAATACTATAAGTGGATAGATAGAGATACTTTTAATGCCAACAAGTCCAAAGATACCCTACTTGGTGGTATATGCAAAGTAGTATGGAGTTTTGGCAACAATCAAAAAGATTATCTATTTAGCCGAGAGATAGAAGAAGACAAAAGGCTATTGCACGAGATAATAGTCAATAAATGTGAGATATCTCTTGAAAAAGCGAATACTAAATTTGGTATGAAAATACAAATGGATGGAAATGGTCTCTTTGGAGATGAGACCATGAACCAAAGAAGATTAAGGATTATGGCGTATGTGAAAGGGTGCGTAGGCAGGATTGATTTAGAACAGCTACAACGGCTACAACAGCTAGAACGGCTAGAACAGCTAGAACGGCTACAACAGCTACAACAGCTACAACAGCTAGAACAGCTACAAATAACAAACCTAAGCTATGATGAGGTGGATATAAATACTCCACCAGAACACACGATAATCTACCTAGACCCACCATATGCAAAGACGACAAGCTATGAAGAGGAGGTAAATCATAGAGAATTGGAGCAATGGATAGATGATATGACTAGAAAAGGATACAAGATATTCTTATCGAGCTACGAGTACAACAGTATGAGGTGTGTAGCCTCTTTTGAACATAGAAGCACATTGAGTGCAACTGCAAACAATAAAGTCAAAGAGAGGTTATTTGTAAATGAGTAAATATGGTGCACAAAAATGTAAAGCTAAAATCGATGGGAAAATATACACATTCCCATCTTTAGCAGAGTTATTTTTATCTCTTAATCGCAAAAGAGAAGAGAGGAGAGATATCCAATCTCACCCTACAACCTGAGTTTATTTTAACAACCACATACTCCATCAAAACAAATGCCACAAAAAGTGGTACAAGTAAGAAAACTGGTCTAAAGTACACCCCTGACTTTAGATATGAAAAAGATGGCAGGGTGGTAGTTGTTGAGGTCAAAGGGCAAAAAACAGAAGCGTACAAGATGAGGATGAAAATATTCTTATCTAAGGCGAAAGAGTTTGGAGTAGATGAGTTTGTTGAGGTGGTTGGGATGAAACATACACATTTTGACTGTGGTTCAGTAAAATTTTATGGGTATTCGTAAAATAAGTGACTAATTGAAAAAAACAGTAAATAAAATAAAAGGATAAATTTTGGTACAAAAAATGATAAATCATACACTAGAAGATAAAATCAAATTAGCTGAAGAGGAAATTAAAAAACATTATCAGTTGAATAATGGAAATATCTTTGTTTCTTTTAGTGGTGGAAAAGACAGCACTGTTTTAAGGCATATTGCATTAAAACTTTATCCTGATTTAAAAGTTGTTTTTTCAGACACTACTAATGAGCTTACAGAGATTTATAAATATATTAAAACATTTGATAATATCATTAAAGTTCGTCCTGCTATGACTTTTACTGATGTTATCAAAACTCACGGTTTCCCTTTGGTCTCTAAAGAAGTTTCCCAAAAAGTTTATGAATTAAAACATAGTCAAGGTAAAGCTACTAAAGATACTAGAATGTATGGAAAACTTAAACCTAATGGCAAGCGTAATGGTAAGCTTTCAAACAAATGGCAATTTTTAGCTGAGCAAACATTCGACTGTACTCATAAATGTTGTAAGATTTTAAAAAAAGACCCACTTGATAAATGGGCTGATGAAAATAATATGAAAGCTCTAGTTGGTATTATGGCTGGGGAAAGTGCATTAAGAGATCAACTTTCCAAAAAACAACAAGAACTTTATAGGGGGAAAATATATCCTTTTTTAAAAACTGGTTGGACTGAAAAAGATATATGGGATTATGCTAATAAATTTAATATTCGTTTTGCTGAGTGTTATTATGATCAAAACATTAATGGTGTTATTATCCCTGCTAGAGATAGAACGGGCTGTGAATATTGTGGCTTTGGCATTACTCTTGAAGATAAAAATAGGTTTGAGCGTTCAGAGTTGATAAATCCTAAAAGATATAAAAAAATGATGGCATTGGAAAATAATGGTGTCAAGTTTTCGGAAGCTATTGATATAGTTATGAAAAAGGAATTACCAGTGCCAGTTTTAGGATTATACGGATATGAAATTGTTAAGTTTGAGGAGGAAGAACATGATATACATATTGAGTTAAAACATCTTCATGACAAAAAGAAGTGTAAACATTGCAACTCTTCATCTATTAGGAAAAAAGGTAAGCGTAATCAATTTTATTTTGATACTCCTATGCGTGGTAAGCGTGTGGGGCTTCACGTTGAGGTACAGGGTTATCTTTGTAGTCACTGCAATAAATTTTCACAAGCATACTTACCTTTTATGTCTGAAACACATAGAATGACAGATAGATTGGTAGAGTATATTAAAAATAATTCTTTGCAACGTCCTTTTACACATTTAGCCAATGAGATAGGTGTGAGTGAGGGAACAATAAGAAAGATGTTTAAATCTCATGTTGCTTCTTTGTCATTGTAGAGATGGGAAAGGTTGGTTATGGATTACCTACTTTTGCTGGAAAAGTTGAGGTTAGGAATTATGGTGCTAATATTTTAGAGTTAGCTAAATTACTAGAAAAGGGAGTTTTGTAAAATGTTAAAGTCACTAATTTTACGAAGAGCCAATTTTATTAAGGAGACAACATGAGCATAGATAAGACATTAGAGAATAGGGGTGAGATGTATGGAGACTTTAAGACGCATGCAGAGATAACCCAAGATTTCAAGAGGGTGATGAAGCCTTATTATGACAAGCTGGATGATACACAACAGGAAGCCTTAGAGATGATATTCCATAAGATAGGGAGGGTATTAAATGGCAATCCTAACTATATTGATAGCTGGAGAGATATAGTAGGTTACGCCTCTCTTGTAGTTGATGGTTTGTCCACGAAAGACGGTGCAGTAGATATAAAGACTAAAAAGACTATTTACACTGGTGGCAGATGGGGTGGGATGAAAATTCTCACAAAAAAGGGAACAAAATGAGAATATATAAGATAGATACAAGCAAGATTGTCACGGAAGACAACAAAGAGACCCTACAAAACATATATGACTACCTTGCAGACCTAATGGGAGTCGTGAGAGGTAAAGAGGTGAAAGATAGTGAGAAGCTATTTACTAGACTCTTAAAAGAGAATTTAGGGAAGCCAAGTAGACCACTTGAGTATATCCCTATGAAGTTCAAAGGTGCAGAGGTTCTGCCCTTTTTAGAACAAGAGAGAAACTTTGGTAGATATGATCGTGAAGAAGATGAATATATCACAAACGCTAGAGAAGCGATAGAGGTGTTGGGATATATGGAAGTAGGTAAAATAGATTTTACAAACTACCATGTATTTAAGATAAAAGCCCCTTATTTCGTATATGGGCAGGTATCAACACACGGCTTGCTAACAACCGTATGCCACTCTAAGAGATACAGTAAATCTAGTGGTGGGTATTGGAAGCCTAGAGAGATACCAGTTAGCCGAATGAGCTGGGAGCTATATGTAGAGAACGCAACACCAAGCCAATTACGAAAGTATATCCGAAACTTTACCCCACGCCGTGAGATTTGGGCTAGAGGTGCAGACAGTTTGGAGTATAGAGAGTTTGCCATAGGTGGGTATACAGACACCCATAGTTGGGAACACTTCTTTAAACTAAGAACTGAGTCTGGAGTGCAAGAAGAAACCAGAGGGCTAGTAAAAGAGATACAAAGTTTAGTATACCCTGCTCCAATAGGTGAGCAGCCTAACTTTAGAGAGCCGAAGAGTAAATTCTTTAAAACCCTTAAAGATATAGAAGAGGTTTCCGAAAGGCTAACTGACACAGATATAGTAGATATAGTAGAGATGGCAACTGCAAGGTACCTTAAATTCATGCACGATAAAAGAGAAGGAGAAAGCAGGAATAACAGGATGGCAACTGGTGGTAGAATAAATAATAGGCGGATACTCCCAAAGGATGGAGCTTCTAAAGTCACAAGCGACACAGATATAGTAAAAGCGATAAGGGCTAACAAGTGAGCAAGTGCTACCAAATACAAGTGCATAATGACACATGGACTATAGAAGGTGAGGGGCTGAACTGGTCAGCCTCTTTTGAGAGTAATGGATATAGAGCCATACACCCTCACCTCCTGCTCCAAGCGATATACAATTATTACACAGAGCAGGGTATAGAAACTGATTATATTGAGTGGGATACAGTAAAAGAATGTACTCAAAAACAGAGCAATTAAAAACAAATCGCCTTAAAAAAAAGCGATGCAAAAATTGTAAAAAACTCACACGAACTATAAGGGATTCGTGTGAGGCATGTACAAAAATACAAACTGAAAATCCCCAAAAGTCCTATACAAAAATACGAATTAAAAATTCCCAAAAGTTCTGTACAAAAATGCAAACTAGAAATCGTGGGAAAATCCCTACAAAAACACAGACCAAAACATCTACAAAAATCCCAATCAGAAACAAGGCAAAAACTGCTAGATATTTCTGCCACAAGTATATAAGAAAGAGAGATGAAAGTAAGCCCTGCATATCGTGTGGCAAGTACTCTTATAATAAGCAGGCAGGACACTATAAACCAGACGGTCAGAATAGCCTACTGAGATACAACGAATATAATATACACGGTCAATGCATAGAATGTAACATTAATAAGAGCGGTAATACTGCCCTATACAAAGCCAATTTAGAGCTTATCTACCCCATACCTATACAAGAAGACCTAGAAGCACCTAAAGTGCCTTATTTCTACACAGAAGATATGTTAGATTTAATCATATCTCACTATAAATATTTATATGATAAACTACAATAGGGAGGAAATATGAATATTAAAATAGAGAATATGAATGAACTGATAGCAGAATTACACGCTACAGAGACACAGACCGATAAAGCAATGTCACTTGCGATAAACAGAGCCGTATCTTCGGCAAGAACAGCAAGTAGTAGAGAGATGAGAAAAGAGTGGAACATCCCTGCGAGAGCGTTAACTAGATATATGTACTCTAAGCCCTCTACCCCCTCCACCTTAACCAATATAACAACTATCTCATCTACCCCCATATCGTTATTGATGTTTACAACAGAGACGGTCGAGAGGAATATAGCGAACACTAGAAATCAAAAAGGTGTGAAGTATAGGATAAAAAAAGGGGCAGGTAATATAAAGCTGTTTGAGCACGCTTTTGTGAGAAGAGTCAAAAGCGGTGTCCCTTATGTGTTAATAAGAAAGAAAGGCTCTACAGCACGATACCCTATCACGCCTCTATTCTCAATCACTCCTACCACAATGTTTAAGAAGAGTGGAGCATTAAAAGTATTTGAGGATAGAGCAGAAGAGCAAATTAAAAAGAGATTCGAACACGAGATAAAGAGGCTCACCAAATAGAACATACAACGGTCTAAATAGGTATGACTCTCTACCTATCTACTGCCTATCTTCTAATCGCTTACTATCCTATTGCTATAAGCCTATCTACATCTACTATTCACTAAAAAACTGGGGAAAATTAAACACACTATTAAGGTCATTTTGTAAGAATATTTGATTTTGAGATATATACTAAGGTAGTTCATAAGATAGGCAAAAAATCAAAAAATCGGGGAACTTTTTATCACTCTATTAAGGTCGGAATGTCGAAAAATCTCTATTTTAAATGAATAAGACACTAGCCCACTCTAGTATAAGTTATAATATTTATTATGATAAGTTTATCTTATACTTAAGTTTGGTAGATAAATGCTATTTAATAATTGTTTAAGTTTATTTAGGTACGCATGCAC